CTCATTGCCTACTGCTTCAATAATCTTGTCAATCACATTGCGGTGCATAAGCACAAATCCCATACCCGCTGCCTCAACCTTAATCATCTGGTTCTCTGGCATTGGGTGAACTCTCTTGATACCAACTACTCCATCTTCGCCTTCGGCAAAGTTGAATATTGTTGGCATTGGAATCATCAATGGTTCTTCGGGTGTATCTGTGGTGAAGTAGACTCCAGTAAGAATAGGACGCTCAGTTGCATCCTTGTTATCCCAAAGCAACTTAAACTTCTCTGGTGTCATAACAACATCTGAGTCAACCCATAGTAGCCAGTCAGAGGTATTGTTCTCATACCAGTAACGGACAACCTTCTCACGCTGCCTAGCAATCTGGTTACCTTGACTGCGAAGTGTGGATGTGAACTGCACTCCAGACTTAAGCATTACATCAGTAACGCCTTGCATAAACTTTCCGTCTACCATTCCATTATCGCACCAGGCGATTGATACTGTTTCTTGCATTGTCCCCTACTTTCTTACCACTTAACTTTATCGGCCCAATATGCTGCAGACATCTTGCCCTTAGCAATGTTCTTTGCGTGGCGTGCTTTGAATGAAGCCTGACGTGCAGTTGGCTTCTTGTCTCCAGTCACACCTTGCTGACCAAAGCGAATAGTTTTAACCTTATCGCCCACCTTCGCCACAACAACGTGTGACTTCTCTGGGTGATTAGGCGTACGCTTTGGCTTATTAAACCCTGATACTCCTGCTCGCTTTAGTCGTGGGTCTTGCATATTAGTTTGTCATTCCGTTCGGGTTAACACCAAATTGTTGGCGAATCTTTTTGCGGGCTTCAACAACACTCTTGACCTTACCGCTTTCGATAAGTTTCTTAAATGCTTTTTCTGCTGCAGCAATAGTCTTAGCGTCTGCAGGGTTTGATACCTTCACCTTAGGTGTTGAACTAGGTGTTGGGCTTGGCTTTCTAGGTGCTGGATTTGGCATTACTTCTTCTTGCCCATCTTCTTCATAGCAGCCTTCTTGACGGCTTTCTTCTTGCCGTACTCCATCATCATTTCTTTTTTGCCTTCAGTCTTTTCGTGCTTCTTCATAGCCTTCTTAGACTTGTACTTCTCGCCCATTGCTGACATTATATTGCTCCTGTTTCCTTGAGTACTTCCGCTGTCTTCTTGTTTATATCTTTTGCCTTTGGCATAGTCTCAGCGTTATACGCTTTGCCTAATGTCTCCGACGCTGCATGTGCTGCTTGTATATCTCTATAACTTGTGCCTGCTGGCTGGATACCTTGCGCTCTAGCATCTTTATATGCCTTGAGTTCGCTAGTCCATTTCTTATCTGGAATATCTCTACCAGCATCTCCAGTATTAAGTTGTAGTCCTTTTACTTTACATCCAAAGCAATCATCGTCACAACCAGTATGGTCAATAGATATATCTTCTTCTGAAGTAAAAGGTCTAAGCGAAGTCTCGTCACATAGGACGCAACCCCAAAGAGTTACTTGCCATTCGTGGTTATTGTCAAAGCCCCACTCAAGAACTTTAGTAATGTGACTGTGCATTTGTCCCCTTATTGTGCTACGAAATTTGCCTCTGTTACACCAACGTTACCAGCGATTAACGCTGCCTTTGTTGCATCATCTACGGTATGTTGATAGCCACCGCGATAAACTTCGTCATAGTCCTGAAGGTCTTCATCTACTGGGTAGCGAATCTGTGAGTAGGTTCCGCCTGATTTAACAATTGTAATACCCTTGCGTAGGTTGGCAAAGTAAAACAAGCGGTGTCCACCAGATGGGCCTTCAAGCACATAAGGTGTAGTGAACGTGTAGTTTGCCATAGTTCTCCTTAATGAACTTACTGATGAGGCTAGGTTTCCCTAGCCCCACCCGTCAATCAATTAAGCGATTGATGAACCTGATTCAATGCGGTATAGCGCTTCTTCACGGTAACGTGCGAAGCCAAGAACACCGTACCAACCCATTGGGCGGTGACGCATCAACTTGTCAACGACTGGGCCGATGACTACGTGTGGTTCTTCAGCAACGGCTTCTGCCATTGCTTGCTGTCCTGCAAGAATTGTGCGGTAGACACGTGCAGATGCTGCACCGTCTGTTGCGTTGTAAAGGCGTGGAGACTCTACGAAGTATGCACCTTCGTATGTTCCGATTTCTCCTGCCCAGATGCGGTCTTGTGCAGAACCGTACTGGTTTGGAAGAAGCCATCCTGCTGAACCTGTCTCAGCGCGGAGGTCGTGTGAAACTTCTGGGTGAATACCAGCCCAGTAGAGTGAACCCTTGCGAGCAGTTGTCTTGTTAGCACGCAACTTCGCAACAGCCTTGCGGATGTTTGCAGAAGAGAGTGTTGCTGCTGCTGTTACTGTTGCTGTTGATGTTGCAGTAGCACCTGCGTAGATGACGTTTGAGCCACCACGTAGAGTTGTCATTGCAACTGAGTCAATAGAATCAGCAAGGTTGAACGCGATAATGTTAGCGATTGCTGGGTCTACATCAGCGAGGCTGAAGAGTTCAAGCGCACGTGTAACAAGAACAGAGTTACCGTACTCGTTAAGAGTAATGGTTACAGATGTTGGTGTAGACATTGCTACTGCATCTGGGTCTGTTGTTTCTGTGAGTGCTGTTGTTGCAGCAGCCAAGTCAACGTAGCGTTGTAGAACAACTGTTGAACCTGGGATTGATTGGTTTGTTGGGCGCTTGTCAGCAACTGAGCGAATGAGTGGCTCTGAACGGAGTGCGAACTCCAAGAGACGGTCATAAGCCTTCTGTACTAAACCAGCAGAACCCGCTGTTCCGCCGAGAGAGGCGGAATCTGTGGATACGAATGCGTTAGCCATTTAGGTTTATTCCTTTTTAGTAGTTAGAAACTATGATTATGATTGTGAGCGAAGGAGAGAAAGAATTTCTTCCGCAGATTCTGCGTTGTTAAGTCTTTGCTCTAGGTTCTCTGCTCGGTCAGGTGTTATTGCACCTTGCGTGATAGCATCCTGCTGACGTAATGCAGCGCGGTCTACTTCACTTACTGCAGGTGCGTCCTGTGTCACGGTTAATCCGAACAAGTCTCCGTTATCTTCAAGCCAGTTATTAACTGACTCTTCGGTAACATCGTCTAGGTCTTTAAGGATTAAGCGTTGTGCCTTAGGATTTACACCCTTCTTGTCTAGGACTTCTTTGACGGTACGCTCACGCTGCGACTTGGTTAGTCCCTCAAGTTGCTCAGTAAGTTCTTTGATACGTTTCTCGTCATTACGTTTGGCTTTCCGCAACTTCTTTAAGAGGTCGCTTCCATCCATCTGTGTTTCAGATACATCGGTATCTAGGTCGTCTTCGTCTTCATCCCAGTAGTTGTTGCTCATAGCAACCATCCACCCTTCTCTATTAGTTAGTTCGCAAGCCTCAGGTTCCAATCGGGGAATTGGTCTGGCTCTTGCTACCAGTCTTATACGCTGACGGGGCTGGTGTGTCCGTTCAGGATTCTATTTTTAGATTAAGCCTTGTGCTCTATCTTTAGACGCGAAGCGTCCAGATGAACCACTAAAGCGGTTAATCTCTTTCTGTACTAGACGTTGCTCTGCCAAAGTATCTGCAGCAGACTTCTTAAATGCAATGTTCTCGGCCTGAGTCTGTGTATAGCGTGGGCCTTCTTCTGGTGAAATCTCAGATAGGAACTTACCTGTTGGAAGTTTCATACCAATAGTCTGGTATGCAGTCTGGGCTTGCGCTCCAGTAACTCCCATTGCTGCTAGTTCAGTAGCACGAGCAAGGCTTGTATCCAACTTCTGTGCCAATGCAGCACCACCAATTTCAGCAGCCTTAACCTTCTGCTCAAGTTGTGGAACCTGAGTTACTGGGTCAAGCATTGCTGAGAGAATATCTCCATCGGTTACTGCACCATAGAACTTCTTGAATGCATCCTTAACATCTGGCGTAGCCTGTAGTCGGTCATAGGCTAGGTTCAAACGCTGGGTTACATCTACTGCATCCATTGAGTTACCAATGAGTGTGGCGTAATAGTCTCTATTTGCTAGGGCCTTAGCGCCGTAGGATAGGAAAATCTTTTCGTATTCTTTTTCTGCCTTAAGATATGAAGCATCATCCATAGTAGGAAGTCCTGCTGCCTTTAACTTAGCGTTACCAGCAAAGCGCTTTAGGTATTCTGAGTTATAGCGTGCATCATTCTTAAGCAGGAATGTTAGGTCTTCGCTTGAAATCTCTGGGTTCTCTGCACGAATCTTGGCTATAACTGCAGCCATTCCTTGCATACCGTATGAAGCAAGTGTATCTGCAAGTATCTTATCCTGTGCTGCGTTGAAGGTCATACCTCCACCGCCACCACCTGATGGTGCTTTCTCTCCAGTTGATATTGGAACAGAACCATCTTCTGCAAAGCCATTAGCATCTACATCAACTGGGCCACGTAGAGTCATTACAGTTCCAGCCTTTTTCCATATTGGCTTAACTGGTTCTGCTGGAATGATTGGTGTACCTGGAGTTACTGGGCCTACAAAGCCTGGCTGTCCTGGTTGAGTAGTAGGTGTAGTTAGGTATGGAACAAATGAAGATGGCAAAGGCTTAGGTGTTGGTGCAGCAGGTGCGACATAAGGTGCAGCGTTAGCAATGCGTGCTTGATTTACTGCTGCGTTTGCTGCAGCAATATCGGCTGCAGTCATACCTGGTTCTCTTGCAATAGCCATTATTAACCAATCCCGAAGTTACGTAGTACAGCCTGAGTATCATTAAGAACTGTATTCTTATAGGCATCAGAGTCAAGATAGTCTTTTGTTTTGTACTGTGTCATCTTGTATTCATTAGGCTTCTTGACTGTGCCATCTGGGTTAACAACATCTTGCATATCAGATACCTTAATCTGGTCTTCTGGTATGCCAGTAATCGCTGCACGCACAGCAATATAAGGCTGTAACTTTGCACGAACGCTTTGTCCTGGCTTTAAACCTTGACCAAGTTGACCCCATTGCAGGGCTGCACTCTGGTTGATATCCTCAAGGATGTTGTCATATGCTTCTTGTCCACGTAGTGACTTGCCAGCAAGGTTATATACCTGCTTATCACTTACTGGAATACCATTGTCATCATAGTAAGAACGAATCTCACGTACTCGCTTACCAAGTTGCCCAGTATCTAAAGCCTCTTCTGCTTCAACGCTACCGCCTAAAGCCTTGGCTGCAGTAGTAGCAATCTTCTTATTGGCTATAGAAAGGATAATAT